GGTTTGAATAATACACATAGAGGGGAAACAGGAGCGGATCATACTTGGATTAATCAGGATTTAAGAACTACGGCAAGTCCTAACTTTGCGGGGTTAACGGTTGATACTGATACTTTTTATGTAGACTCGGTGAATAATAGGATTGGAATTAAAACAAACAGTCCAGACTTTGAGGTTGACATCGTTGGAGATGCTCAGATCCAAGGGAGTGATGGATGGAATGGTGCAGGTGATTTGGCACTTTTAAGGTTTGGAAAGTCTGGTAATGATACTGGGGTTGTCGGTGCGTGGGGAGTTGGTATGCACTTATCCGTATTTAAAAGCGCAGGAGGAGGGAGTGCTGGTGCAAATGGATTAGATGCTATGACTATTTTGGAGTCCACAGGGAGAGTTGGAATTAATGACACATCACCATCTTATCAACTAGACGTAAACGGAACATTCCGAGCGGTTGGGAATAGTTTGGTTGGTGGGACGCTAGGAGTTACAGGAATAACCACCTTAGGAACTGCAAATATTACAACTCTAAATGTCACTAATGCGCTTGATTTATCGTCAACGCTTAAAGTTGCGACAACATCAAGGTTAATCGGGAATACAACGGTTGGACATGATGGGGTGGCAGCTGCTAGATTATATGTGAGAGGGGTTTCAATAATTGCTGCGGACGATGCTCTTGTTGTGGCGAATTCAGCAGGAACCGTTCACTTAAAGGTTGAATGTGGCGGACAAGTGAACATGGCAAATCTACCAACATCAGCCTCTGGATTAAGTAGTGGCGACATTTGGAATAATAGCGGAGTGCTGAATATAGTTTAGTTGCAACTTGAAACAATGTATGTAATATACAACTATGAATATAAAAATCACCGATCACGAAGCAAAAGTTTTAGAGCACGTTTTACACATCTATCTGAAAGCTAATGGGATTGATGCAATCCAAAATGCGCAGTTCTTTTTGGGGAAAATTGAAGAAGCGAAAATGGAAGATGCAGAGGAAGAGCTAGAAGCTCGAAAAGCAAAGAAAGAAACTAAAAAACAACAATGAATCAAACAATTAAATATGTATCAATAACCGCAGTATTGCAGTTGGTCACAACGGTTGGGGCTATCTCTTTTTGGAGTGGGGGATTGGAAAAAGATGTTAATATAAATAGTACTGCTATTGCTGAAAATAAGCAAAGCATTGATAAGCTCACATCAAAACTTGAAGAAGATATTGACCAACTCAAAAGCAACTCTAACAACATGCAATCAGATATTAGAGTTATTATGTTTCTGTTGGGAGCGTCAGATATTGAAAAGCCAAATGATATAGGAGCAATATTTAACTAATTAAAAAATGACAAGAAGAAAAATCAGAGTCGGGGTAAAGCCACGTAAAAGTAGGCGTTTGAAAATCAAAGTCGGGTCTAAAATACCAAAAATTACGCGTAAAAAAAGAAAAGGAACAAAGGTTACTGTCCCTAAAGGGGTAAAACGGCGAAATTTAGTATGACAATGAAGCCCTCAACAGGACTGGACAACTGGGAATAGCAAGAAATCAGAGATTGTCAATTAAGAAATAAGCGCCAAGGCAAGAACAAGCTAAGACGAAAATACAGGAGGCAGTTAAAACTTGCGCAGGAACAAGAAGAGGTGTATGATGACAGTAATGAATAAAGTAAAACCGATTGCGTCGTCATTAGGGGTTCAGTCTAACACTGCAGGCATTGTGGGAGCAATCGTCGCATTGCTTACTATTTTTGGTGTTAATGCTTCAGAAGAAGAGGTATCATCCGTTGTTTTAGGTGTGATCACAATTGTTACTGCTGGTAGTATGTTAGTTACAAACCTAGTAGGTCTTTACGGTCGTATTAGGGCAACCCATCAATTAAAATGAGAGAACCAAAAGCAAATCGAAGTATTATAGATTTAAATTCAATGTTCCAGTTTAAACTGAAAGAGTTTTTACATGAGATGGAGAATATCGACCCAATGTCAGCACATGAGACTTTAAGAAGTGATGAGAGGCAGGTTTATTTGATTAAGTCTGGGAAATCTAAAGTAAAAAGATCTAATCATCAAGATGGTAACGCTGCAGACCTTCATTTTATAATTCCGCCATACTTCCCTAAAAATATTGAACGCTGGGAACAAGCGGCGAGAATTGCCAAAAAACACGGAATAGATTGTGGGGGCGTGTTGTGGGGCTGGGATTGGAATCACTTTCAAGATGACGGCTCAAAAAAACAAATCCTTATTACTAAAAAGAAAAATAAAATGAACAAATCAGGAATCAAATTCAACTCAAAGGCGTTTAATCGTGATGATGAACAAGTTATTAACAACGTTTCTCGTTACTTGATGGATCGAGTTGCACCTAAAACAGCCGATTTAAAAAACGACCAGCAAATTGACCTTAATGATAGCTATAAAATCGATAAAACACCAGGAATGAAGGAATACATAAAAGCGTTTGGGGTTTTCTTTCCACAAGTTATTTCTTTATTATTCTACAAAGATAAAGGATTTATTAATGCTAAGGAATGGGGTTGGCTTGAGACGATGACACAATTCTTACCAGCAATTAGAGTTGGAGTTGATAACGACAAAATCAACCTATCTAATCCAGAAATGACAGCGCTTGCGAACCTTATCTATAAAAAAGGGAAACAGGTTGCAACTGGAACTTTGGAAATCCGAGACGAGAATAAAGAGGCGGGGCAAAAATAATGAGTGAAAAAGAAATCGAGAAATCAATAATTGAATATATCTTTGCACTGGGCGCGTGGGCGACTAAGGTACAATCAGGAGCAATCATCAAAAAGAGCAAAGGCGGTAAGCCATATAAAATAACACTCGCCACGGCTGGAACGCCCGACATTTTAGCGTGTGTGAAAGGTAAGTTTGTTGGAATAGAGGTAAAGAAGAATGCTAAAGAGGTTGAGAAATGGCAAGTATACCCCCTAGGATTGAGTGGAAAGAAAATAAAGTATAACGCCCGCACTTTTAATCAAAAAGAGCAGGCAGGACAAATAAATAAGTCTGAGGGGGCGTTTATTCTTTGTTCTAGCGTTGATGAAGTTGAGAGAGATTTGAAAACGTTAGACTTGCTTTAGTTTTTCATTTTTTCGTTAGCACTCAAGCCTCCAAAGCCCAAAACTAACTAAAGCTGCAATTCCTACAAAATAAGATGTGACATAGCATCCAGCGTCATATCTTCCTAAATAGAGAAACACGGCCGACACGATAGTGAAAATTATAAATCCGAGAAGGTGTTGTGTTTTAAGTTTCATTTTGTGATTGTCATTAAATTACTGTCACAGGGCTGATTGCATTTCGTGCATTCATAGTACCACGTGTGATTGGTACTGCATTTTTCGTTGCATTTTTGATCTTCACATCCACCGCGAGCAATTACCGTAGCCGAACAACATTTTGATTTCATATTTATATTAAGGTTATAAAGACTATATAGTCTTTAGTCAAATTATTGTTTATAATTCCAGAATTCCTTTCCGCATTTCTTGCAAAAATATGAGACAGGATATATCTCATTATCGTTTCCATAATATCCCATCTCTTTTTCATGATTACAAGGTATCTGCCGAATCCATTTAAATAGTTTTTTCATTTTTAGTGTTATTAGAGTATTTAAATTCTTGTTTTTTACATTCTGGGCATAATTCTAACATTCTATCAGTCATTAAGAATTCAGAAAAATACAATTCGCCACACTTTCTGCAATTTATCCAGGTGCCTCTACTGTAATAGCTCATTTCTTCAAAATTAATTTAAGCATAATCTTTTGCGTTTTCTCACTCTGCAAATGGAGGGGAGTGTTGGAAATCCAGTCACAGACACTATAAACCTCGCAAAGATACTCTTCACAAGTTGCAACGACCCTTACGATCCTATTGTTCCCACATGCATACTGATTCCCCAACACCTCAAGAAGCATTTCAGCGTTTACGGGGAATCCTAAAAAAACCTGCCAACAATTGCCATACAGGCAGTTGGGATCTCCAACCACCCTAATTTTATCTTCCCACCCCTCCCCATGAAGGGATAGGTAGAATGCTTGTTGTAATTGTTTTGCGAGTTTGTTCATAGTTTAAAAGTTAAAAAATAATGCCACCGCAACTCCCATAACCACTCCCACAATCGTTGGTATTGTCATTGTTCGTATGAAGTCTTTCATTGTGATGTTATTGTTATTGTAACCCTTTAAGGGGGTTAATTAAGTGATTTGATTCTTGTTACATATTTATCATAATCTGTCTTTTTCTGATAAGGAGTTCTAGTGTCTACGGATTCTGCCTCAATTCTTTCAAATTCCATATTGATATATTCCTCTCGACATGAGACGCACATAGGGATTCGTTCGTCTCCGTCAAAACTTGAAAATGTGAGAGAGGTTTTTAGTTCACAACATTTACATTTTTTCATCGTAATAAATTAATTAAAGAAATAAGAGTTTCTCTGTCTTGGTTTTCTATGTTTTTTTCTGTCACATCTATCACGATTGGCTTAACGGTCTCTCCATTACACGCAGACTGAAATTCAAGTGTAACTGCCTTCTTTTCATAAAATACGTGTACATACTCATCTCCATTATCACATCCTATCATCATAAGTATATCAGGTAAAGATGTTGGGAGTCCTAGGTTTTCACCGTTCTCTTTTTTTACAAAAACAGAATATCCCAAAGAATCTACACAATGTAGACCAACCGTTCCTCCAAATCCTGAACTAATAACTTCGTTAATTAGCCATACAGTTTTATGGTTGTGAATAAATGGATTAGCATCTTCTGGTAAATATCGTATTTCTTCAAATTTACAGAACTTCGGAGGAATCGCCTCATTCCTCAATCTCCGAATATACTCCCCCAACTCTCTATCTGTTAGGTCTTCAATTTTTGATGCCGATAGTTTTTTTAGGGTTTTCATTTTTTATTTGGGTTAAAGATTGTGTGTTGCAGTAAATACTCTTCTGCTTCTTTTTGTTTGTTTTGTTGGAGTAAATTTTTAATGACTGTTGTATGTAAAATAAATGCGGGCTCTTCCGATAAAGTTACATCCTGCTCTTGTATATTTCCATATTCCACATCTCTTATTAAATACGTATCCTCATTTGTTTCTTCTTCGCCAAAAAACGCCTTCGCCATTTCTCCGTTACATATTATGTCTCGGAGGTCGTAGGTTGGAAATAAGATCTTTCTGTGACCAAGGTCGCCTGACGATTCCGATACATTATTAATAAGGTTGACCTCATAAGACATGCTTCCTTCGTCACACTCTTCCACGTGGAATATTTACTCTCCACGTCACACCCCCACTCATCAAGTTGTTTTGCCGTTTCCAATGATAGCTTGGTTTTCATTTTTCTTTTGGGTTATTTATACAAATACATTCCTGCGGCTTGCCCCTCCCTTCTTCAATTTTAACAAGAAATTCCTTATTCGCTATGGAAAACATTAAGGCAAGCCACAATGTGCCGCAGATAACGAATAAAACAATAAATTTAGCAATAATTTTATTAAGTCTGTATTTCATTTTTCTTTTGGGTTATAGGGGATTATTTCTGTTTTAGCTGTTTTCGCCTCCCGCACCTCTTTGATTTCATTTTCCTCGCGATAAAGTAATGTTTTAATTATTTGTTGGCAATTACTTAAACTGGTGTATTCTGATTGAATATATTTGCCAATTTGATAGTCATATATATGCCACCATGTTATAAAAAACATTCTTCGCTCAATCTGATATAAACACTGTCCCTTTTTATTTGTGACTTTTTTAATCCTGTATTTCATTTGATAGTTTGTTATAATAAGTTAGTTAGTACCCCTCACGCCTCTTTGCGCACCCTGAGGGGTCATTTTTATTGATATTCGATATTATTGTCACTAAGCATATCTGTTACATAGTCTATATTATTTTCATGAACTTTTAGCGTGTTATTATTGAAGGTGGCTCTCATAGAGATTTCGAGTAGCTTCTTTTTGACCAGCTCTATGTCCGATGTGTTTATTAATAAATATCTCATTTTATTTAAAAAGTGTTAACAATTCCCCGCACAACCCTTCTTGGGTGGATAGGGGGGCTAAATAGTCAAAGTCATAGTCTAAAACAGTTGTTAAATCCACTCTTAAATCCCTGTCAAAAGAAAATAAATATCCATTATCCTCTCTCCTATACGCCGCCATCACCTCCAGAATAGTAATGGGTTTTCCGAGGTTTTTTAAAATTCTAACATCATAATTGAAATATGTAGCATCTATGTCATAACCACAGACTTCTATTTTTCCTTTTCTGTAATCCTTAATTCGCATGATAGTGAATATTTGTGAGACTTCCCCTTGATCTGGGACTGTTTCCACTTCATCCATAAATTTAAATTTCTCCACCCTTTGAGGAATAATCTCATTCACTTTTTGCCGTAATTTTTCATAGTGATTCATAGTTTTTTAAATTATTAAATAGTGGTATGTTCCATAATGGAACTAACCTATTTTTACGCCTTCTCTATTGTATAAAACAGAAGTATTAATCATGAAGGTTTCATCACATTTATCGCAACTAGTACGACAGCGACCTCCATCTTGGTAATTCTCTCCGTCTTCGCAATCCATATCCTGAGTTTGTCCACAATATGGGCATTCTACTTGTTCATCGCTCATCATTTTATTGTTTGTTAGTTTTTAAAATTTCCCCCTCAAACCTCCCCCATAAAAACGTCCAGAGGAATTGGATGTTTTTATTCTTATATTCTCCCTTCATTCCGACAACAGTACGATCATCATCTAGCGTCTCATAATGATCCCAGATTTCACTATTTAGGATTTCGTTCAAACTTTTTGAAAACATTTTGTCAGTTACGTTTTCCTTTATCGCCCCCCATTTTTTCATTAATTCAATGCCGTCTTTTTCAAAAAACATTTCTTCCAAAACATCGCCAATCATGATTGGCTTTCCGATGAATTCGTACCAACTTGATCTATCCAAGGTTTCTCCGTCTACATTTGCGAAATCATTAGAAGTTAATCCATGCTCTGTAGAAGACGTTACTATTCCAACTGTGCCAGCACGATTTCCTTTTAGAAGTTTATATTTCACTCCAAATTCCCACTCTTTACTGGCCAAATGCAAAAAGAGAAGGGCTCTTTTTGCCGTAAGCGATAGGTTCTCTTTCATTTTTTATTTTGTTTTTTATAATTTTCAATTTTATCACATCTCTCAAAACCTGACTCGAGACATCTCTCTGCGCACTCTACAATCGCACGGTCGCCAATCAGTTCTCTATCACAAACTGTTAGACAGTCTGAATATGAATTAGGATGACAAACACACCCACACAACCCCAAGCCGATAACGATAATTAGTAGTTTTTTCATTTTATTTTTCGTTAAGACAAGTTTTTGCAATCTCTTGGACAGTGTCGAAATACACTTGTTGTTTCTCAAGTTGTCCTTGATAGTCCTTAATAATGCCTCTGTAGTTCTTTATTGTAAAAATACTTAGTACATAAAGAATTATAAAAAAGCACATTCCAATAAAGAAAGAAACATAAACACTCCTCGCCCTTTCAATCCTAATTCTTAGTATTTCGTTTACGGTTTTAAGTTTTTTCATTTGATATATAATAAAAAGAAACCAACCATTAGCTACTGTGGAGTGCGCTAATGGCTAATTACTTTGTACAATTAATTGCTTGACTCCACTCAAGCGACACAAATAGTATATTTATTTTGGGGGGTTTGTCAAAATAAATTTTGCTGTTTAAGTCTGTTTTCCCCTATTTCGCAGTATTCTTTTTCCATGTCACAAGAAATAAATTTAATCCCCATGCCTTGGCACGCTCGCGCAAATGCAAAACTTCCACCGAACGGATCAAAGACTATCATTTTTTCACGTTCTTCTTTTTTGGTGTAATTCTCTAAACACCAACGCCCTAGTTCAAGGGGTTTTTGAGTGGGGTGTTTTTTATTTCTTTCTTTGTTAAAAGCAAACTTATAAATCTTAGGCTTACCTTTTACTGAGTTGAAAGCGTATTCGCATTGTGCAAAATTAGGGGCTGGCTGCACCTTATCCCAAACAATGAAGTTATTACTGCGCGGTAAATCAAAATGATTGCCTCCCCATATAATTTGATTTTTTGACACTCGAAGAATTTCTTCAAAAATTTCACCGCTTGGGATTTCTTCGTCCCAATTCGTTTTTTTATGCTTAGTTCCATATTTTCCAATTGTTCCACCACTAATGCCTATCCCATACGGTGGATCAGTCAAAACTAAATCCACACAATTATCTGGCATTTTTCGCATAACATCTAAACAATCGGCGTGCATAACTTCGCCAATCATTTCTTGCCAATCTGTTATTTCGTCAATTTTTTTCATTGTAAAAATATTTGTTTAATAATTCTTGTTGAAGTTTTCTATTTTCTGGCGTATCGAACATTGTTATGTACAATTTCCCCCTTGTTAATCCTAAATCTTCAAAACTCTCATCTCCAAATATTCTACCTGCTGAATCTATCGAAGCCGTTTTTTCGTCTGTCATTTTTAAAAAGTTAATTGATTAAATCCCCCTCTTGGTTAATTATTCGCTAAGTGTCGCCATTTCCTTTTTAATGAATTTCGAAATTTTTTCTTTAGCCTCTTTTAAAGTTTTTCCAAAAAATAAATCTAAGTCTTTTTCTGAAATGTCATCTATAGCATTTTCACAATTATCATCCGCGAGTCTATACTCAAGATATTCAGTGTCTTCGTGCAAAAAAATACCAGCTCCATTATCAATTGATTTAATAGATTTATTAGTTAGCCACGAAGATTGAAGCCTTGTCTGCCTCCATGAGTTTATGACAAATCTTTGATAACTAATAATACAGCCATGTGTGCTTAAATAATCATTTCTTTTTGATCTGAAATTTTCTATATTTACTCGATAAACTTTGTCGCCGATTTTGTATTTTGGAATCATTTTTAAGATTGTTTTAGTAATTAAATTTGTTTAAAAGGCTTTCGTAAACCCCTCTTCTTTCTTAGTGTATTCCATCCAAGCCCGATAATTAAAATCATCTTCACCAAGTTCCAAAAATTCATTCCTTTTTTCAGAATCCGCTGGAAGATTAAACGCGCTTTTAGCCATTTTTATGATTGTGTTAGCCGCCAAACATTTAATACTTCCGCCATAGAAAGTTATCATTCCCGATAGTATTTTTCTCCATTCAGTTTTCTTTTCGGGAGTCCAAACAGTTGTGTCAAAAGTCGTTTTAGAATATTGCTGACTTTGAAAGTTTTCTTTCTTCTCAAAAAATGGCTCATGAGAGATGATATACATTCTTTGTATATTCTTGTTCAACTTTGAAATATAAACGGTGTCAGTAGGTTGTTTTGAGTCATATTCCTTTAGAAATGCCATATAGCCAGTGTAATCAATAACCACATAGGCTAATTCATCTTTTGAGACCCTGTAGACGATTTTGAATTTTTTCATTTTTAAGATTTTAAGATTTTCTATTTTTTAAAGCTTCGTCGTACTGTTGATTTATTTGTGCTTCTAGTTCTGCATCGGTTGACCCTTTATTTTTAAACTCTTTTGAGTTTTTCTTCGTCCGTAAAAATTTTAGAAAAGCGTAGTAGTGATTTGAATATTTCTGTTTAATTGTGCTTTCATCGGCACAACCAATCGCAAGGTTTAATTCTTCAATAATTTCATTAAAAAGATCTAAATTTTTACAATCAGCAATTAATTTATTTTTTTCGTTAAAAGTTAATCTTACAAATTCTCCACAAACTTCTTTTCCATAATTATTCATTTCTTCATTAGAAATTATTTCAGATTTTTTTTGTGTGTGAATTTTCCCCTCACATTTAGTTACTTTCTCTGATGTTATGTTACTTGATGTTATGTTACTTGGTCGCACCCCTTCGTCGCGCGACAGTGTCGCAAGGTCTATTTTAAGCGGTTTTAGCTTCTTTTTCGCGCGAGCCTTGTTATTCATCTGATTCGTCTCCCTAAAAATAGAGGAAAGTATGCCAAATCTCATGCTTTCCTCGGCAATAATTTTCTCGTTATTAGCGACGGCAAAAAGAGACTTAAAAATATAAGCAACGTCTTTATCTGGTAAAAATTTTATCTGGTTATGATAGCCAGATGGTATCCGTATAATTTCAATATTTGCCATGTAGTGTCCTGTTAATAAATTTATTCAACTCTAAATAGCCCACCACTAAGGACACTACTCGAAAGAAGTGGGCAAATTAGAATTGAATAAGTGAGTAGTGTCATCTGTTTTAACAATAGTTATTTTTTGGGGTTCGTCAATTTGGTTTTAGCAACATCTCCATGCTTCAACCAGTTTTTTAAATTAATACCTGGCTCAAAATCCTTTTCAAAGCAAAAGTCCCACCACTCCCTTATTTTGTCGTAACTAGTATTGTTCTTTTCAAGTAAAATAATATCTTCAACACAAAAGCAGTATCCACAATCGCCAAAGTGAAGCAAATCGCCACAAACGAAAGGTTCGTGTAAATCATGTTTCGCCGCGAACTCCTCAAAGATTTCTTGTTTTAGTTTTTCGAACTGTTTGATTTTAGCTTTCATTTTTAGTGTTAAATTTTGGAAAATTTTTTGACCCCTATTTTTACCCTGTTTTTTTGGCTAAGGTAAGCCATTATTTTTTATGATTTTTTTGCAGGAACTTTGGAACGTAATTCTTTCATAAACAAATGCGTCAAATTTGCACTAGTAATTAACACGATAAATTTACTTCTTATGTCCAAATCTGAAACAGGGAAAATCTCAAATTTTTCAGCGAAAAAAGATAGTAAAAAAACTGAAATAAATATAAAAATACAAAAATAGGTAGTAGCGTTAATGAATGCGATGAAAATTTGTTTGTAATTCATTTTTCAAATTTATTAGATAATTTCCCCCACTCGAAATCCCAATCTTTTTTGGGGTATTTCGCCTTTATTTCGTCCCACAATCCCCACGCTTTAGCCTGTTTTAGCGCATAGTAGCGACTTTTAGCCTTTACTTCTGACGTGGGGTTGCGATTAAATCTCTTCGCCACAGGTACAATGTTCCACTCTTCCTGAATCGCTGGCTTACCATAGAAGAAACAATGCTCTGCTTCAATTTCACCACCATACCCCCTACATTCACCAGAATGCACGCACGGTTGATCCCAAAAGTTCTTTTCTTCCAGCTTCTTTTTTAAGGGGGTGGGGATCATTTTTTATTTTCTTACTAATAATCTAATTCTGCCGTTTGACGTGTATTTTGATGCTCTCTCTTTTTTAGAATTTTGAACTAAGTTAATAAATTTAATAATTCCATTCCCACGCAAAGCACGACTCCCATCACGTGTAATCGTGCCCGTTCCAGCGTAAAAATTCCATTTCCCAGATTTGACATGAAAAGTTGATCCATTCGCAACTTTAAACGATATTCCAGCTTGTGACAATTTGTCACAGGCTGTTTCAAAAAGTTTTTCTTTATGATTCATTTTTATTAAGTAATGATTTAAGTTCTTCACTGTTTATTTGATTTAAATTCTCCCCAAATTGCCTCGTCAATTCTCACAATAACAGTTCCAAGTTGTTTATCTTGTTCGTTCGGAAATGTTACGTGAACCCCTTTGGTTGCCCAGAAATCAATAAACACTTTACTAATCTCACTGAATTCACTTGTAGTTAATACCGTAGTAGACTTTTTACCTGTTACAGTCATCATGATATTATCCCAAAACATTGATTTAATCATTTGACTGCTGATCTTGATTTCAAAAGTGTTTTTTAGGCACATATCAATAAATTGTTGATTGTAGTATATATGTTTATCATCAAACGCCCCCTCCATTTCGCCAAACATCTTATACATAGATCCGCTTTCCTTTGGCGTTCGAGTTGGCTTTCTAACCACAATTTCACCCATCCCCTTCCACTCACGAAACTCTTTCGTAAACTTATTGTATGCGTCTATATCTGTTCCGTTTGTGTTGTCGAATTTAATTGTTGTCATTCCCAAATATTTAGTAAAATTTGTTTTAATCCTACTTCTTGAATTTCGTGAATAAATTGTATCCCCAAATATCCAATAGTAAAAAAGAATATTACCTTAAAAGCTATTGCTAAAATAAAAAAGAATTTAAAGTTTCGTTCTGTTTTTTCGAAGTTGTTCATTTTATAATTTGGTTGTTAATAAAAACTTTATAATACTGCTCTCTTAAACTGATCAATAAACATAAACGAGTGCATAGCTCTTAATCCCCCTAGTGCTGGATCTTTTTGAGGATTCCTACAGCAAAATGATTTCACTATAGTTGTATTAATTATGCCCTGATTATACGTTTCCTTATTCCTATACGGCCGTCCGCAATTTACACATCTAGACATTTTATTTTTGGTTAATGTTAAAAAGTCCTCTACCACTCCTACAGTTCTAAAGTCGCAATTCTTTTCCAAAGCACACAAATTGTTTTCTTTTCGTTCCAAACTGGATCAAAATCTTCTGTGTTCTCGAGAGTTCGTCCGTTTTTTTCTAAAAATGCTGAATATTTTTCGTTTTTTTCGAGGGCTGTTTTTTCGGACAGATCTTTGTCTTTTTTATCTTGTTCAATTTTAACGTCGTTTTCCTTTTTTTGGTTAAGGGCTTCTTCTCTCTCATTAGTCCATTCTGCAATAGAAAGTTCTCCTAAGCTATCAATAGGATCAGTTTTAAGAAATTCTCTAATGCCTAAATTTTCAGCCTCCGCCACTCTTGTGTGATGTAAATGTTCAAGTTCTAAGTGTTTTTTCTCATCATCCGCCTTTTGCTTTGCAATCTTAGCATCTTCAATTACTTTCAACCTCGCTGTTTCTGCGTCGTTTTTAGCTTTTAATTCCGCTTCTTCTCTGGCTGTTTTTTTAGCTTCCTCGACTTCTTTTCCCTGCTCGATTTTTAACTTCTCATCGTCAAGCTTTTTTTGATCGTCTTTGATTTTTTGCTGAACGGCTTCTAAATCTAAAGCATTTTGAAGTTGAACCGCTCGATTTTTAAGAGCGTCGTTAAATTCTGAATATCCACACAATGTAATATTTTCTTCAACAAGTCCTAGTTCTTCCAAATTTTTCGCGTTTAAAATCCGACCTTGGAAATCTTGTTTAAGCGCTGTTATTCTCATTTTTTCGGCTTCTAAATGAGCAAAAAATTCTTTTTTATCCATACTTAAAATTTCATCATCCGTTAATGGATTGGCACTAATTTCTGATAAAGATTCTTTATACATTTCTAAATTTTCTGCTCTCTTTGCTTTTTCGTTTGCTTTATCAATTTTTTCTAATAAATTTTCTAAATCCTCTTCTGCGCCTGAAAAAATAGCCAAAAGCCTTTTTTCCTCTTTACTCTCTGCTCTACTTTGAGCGGTTAAAGTATCCCGCCATGCCTTTCCAAGCTTTTTTATACCTGTTCTCAACTTGCCCAGTGCTAGTTTTTTCTTTTTAACCAAATCGTAATCAGCAGAATCTTCCACCGCTATTTTTAGCGCTGAGTCCGCTAAAAATTTTAGTTTCTGCTCAAAAGTTTCGCCGCTCGCCTCCATCAAGATTTCATCCACTTTTTCCAAATGTTTTTCCAAATTCTTAGGAATAAAAAGTTTCTTCACTGGAATTAATTCCACCGCCGTTACCGTTTTTTCTTCTACCATTTTTTAAATTAAATTATGAAATATTTTGATACTCTTCTAACATTTTTTTGTACTTTTCCGCGCCAGCTTTTAAGCCGATTTTTAGTTTTAATTGTTTCGCTGGATCTGGAAGTATTCTTGTTATCAATAGTGATTTTTCGTAATTGGGATTATATAAAACCAAATCTACATAATCCAGTTCGCCAATCAATATTTGATGTTGACATTGCCACTCTTCAGCACTAGAAGATTTAAAGTCTTTAGTTCTTGAGAAGTGCACTTCATCGCCACGGCACTTTATTTCCACGCCACCCTTGTTACCAATTAAGCCGTCAGGACTCATTCCTGCCAATTTATATTTAGAATTAGTGATAAATCCAACTTCTCGAACCGTAACCATCATTTCCCTTTCGTATTCAGCGCGTGCCAACGGCTCTAACAAGTTGCCCCTCCTCATGTCATAACTCTCATATCTTTCCTCGCTTGTCTCGGGGTTTTTTCGGCAACGCTTCGCCACGCTTTTCAAAACAAGAGTTTCCAAGCCTGTGCCATTTGCGCTAATCGCCGTTCCGTTACTCGCGGAAAATGGGTGTCTTAATCTCAACTCAAACCACTCATCCGTTTGCTGTTCCATGTCGTGAAATTTAATCATCTTTTTGCATAAGGGTTAAGATATTTTTATCCGCATCAGAAACTTCGTAAGCTTGGCAAATTGTTTCAACTTTACACATTCCATTTTTCAAATTCTCACAAGCACCTTTCCATTTTGGGTGCTTCTCGTTTAGAATTTCTTTTTTTGTTCGTGGCTGAGTTCCTCGAAACCTCAAGCCCTCCGTAATCTCAGCTCCAAATCTCACATTCTCTTCTACAAAGATTGTAACAGGAACGTTTGACCAGTCCTCTACGAATTTTGACTTAGTAAATTTAAGCAAAACCTTTCCACAAGCGACGTTCACAATCATTGGTTTGATATTTTCCTTGAAGGTGGCGACTCTCGCCTCTTGTGATTTCCCTCTTAATTTCGCTTGTTTGATCTCTACTTTTTTAATTGTGACATTAATATCACCATTCTCTAGGTCGCATGCGCCCAGATAATCTGATTTGTCACATTTTCGCCAGTGTGTTTTTTTTGCTTCACTCATAATATAATTGGTTTAAAAAATAATCTTCTTTCGCTTGCTCTTTCTCCTCGATTTCTTCATCTGATAAGTCAAAATCGTGTTGTTCGGCTAATTCGTCACTCATTTTAAGAAAATATTACAAATACGGCGAGAAAAAGGAAGCTGTAGCCGACTTGTTCATTTTTTGTCATCGTTTTAAGTTTCGTTATAAAATTGAGTAACCCCTTGTAGCCAATGGACAGCCCTATCCTTACCAGTCCATTTTTCAGCTAATTTCTTATTTGGGAATATTACATAATAGCTTTTCCAAATTCTTTTAAAATCCTTGTAGGAATCTTCTTTTGTGGCATAAGATTTAAATTGCCTACTTCCAGTCTTCCACGTCATAATCCCGAAACAATTATTCCTCTCGGCTGAGTTTCCTATTGTACAATTGCCAGTTTCAAATTTAGCAATTGCGAACGCTAATTTATCTAAATCAAGTGGAACAGTAGCGGTTTTTACTGTTCCTTTGGAAAAACTGGATCACATTCCTTTTCTCCCCTTTGCTTGCCTTCCGCGCTTAATTGCTCGCCGTCAAGTTTTTTAACATTATAAAGAACGCAAAACTCTGTTTTTTCTGTTCGATTTTTGTCTCCAAGAGCTTCTTTTGACTCTGCCCAAATATTTAGATATTTTTGATAATTAGCGTAGTCTGCACTTTCTTTGTTCATGCCCTCTTCAAGTTCTTGCTGCGCTTTGTCGTAAGATTTCTGCTGATTAACAGACCGATTAGACATAGCGTTACTTGTAAGCATAAATGTTCCTAGAATTGTTGCTAAAAACCCGACACCGATCATTTTTTTTTTCATTCTTTTTTTAGTTATGAATTAAAGAATTATGGCCTAAGCGGTTAATCTGTGTAATAGATGAGTTGCTTTTTTTGACCTTGTGAATTAATTCTATCACGGATAAAAAGAAAAAGCAAGCATTTCAACCCCTTTTCCTGAGTTTATGGGTCTTTTTGTCTTTCTTGGCTTTGTAATAAAAGATGCACTCAAAAACATCATTTCTATTTTTGGGTGATCCTTCATTTCTAAGAAACCAGCTTTTAACCGTTTCAAATGGAATTCCAAAAAAGTCAGCGATTCCTTGTCTTGTTAGTTTTATCATATTAGTTAGTTAATTCTCATATCCCTGCCCTGTAGGGCAGAGGATGGGAACTATTTAAAATTTCTCAAGTCTTGTAATAATTGCGTCAAACTCTTCTATTGATCTCCTGTCTAAAGCATCAGGAATGCATCCAGGCCTTACACGTTCCTTTGCCTTGATTAATGCTTTATTAATAATAAGACACTCATTATCAGTAAGATCATAAGAAGTTCTTATTTCTTTTTCACTGTTCTCGTCTTCTTCAAAAAAACTCTTAGCCTCTGAATAAATTCCGCAAGCTTTCTCTTTTCCGTTTTTTGTGCATAAAATTTCTCCACTACTATTATTTAGAAAAAACTTTTCTGCTTCTTTCAGGCTTGATACCATCTTCAATTTGGTTAAAAAGTAATGAGATAATTCTCATAAAACTCTCTTAGTTATTGTTGGCCTTATAAGGTCTTTTGTTTTACTTTTGGCCAAACCTTAATTCGGATTATTAACACTAAGAGAGATTTAAAAGAACTGAATGTAGAGGGCAGGGTTCGAACCTGCATCTTTGTTCTCATTTTATCGCGCGTGCAACGCTCTAGCCATTTGAGCTACCTCTACATTCAATGCTCTAGCCCCATGTTTTACCGAATTTTTTCATCTTGTTTTGGTTAAAAAATAAAAGGTACTATTTTTATTATTCCATCTTTATCACTAAATTCGGCAGATCCAGGAGAGACTTTTTCATTAATGACACACCTCATTCCATAAATACTGTCAAGAAGAGATCTGCAGCTATTATCGCTCTCGCTTAATTTTTGAGACAATCTTTCAATTTCCCTTTTACTGTGGAATGAAACCCTTGTTGGGAATCGAGTTTTATTACTTTCCTTTAACAGATTTACGGCCTTATCGAGAACGCCTTGAGTTATGGAACTAGTAGGCGTTATACATGCAGTTGTTATGTTACAAGGCAAGTCTCCAAATTTGTCGAATTTTTTCATCTTGTTTTCGTTAAAAAATAAAAGGTGTGGAGAACAAGATTCGAACTTGCACGCTCGTGATCAATGAGCTCTACGCTAATTTAGCTACCTCCACGCCCTCATTCTAGCACGCCAAATTCCAAAGTCAACCCCTTTCTTTGGGAAAATGGGTTGACTTTGATCCGCGATTGGATATAATAGGAGCGCTTAATTAATAAATAAACATGGAACAATTACTAGCACATCTTGTAGGGGACTATATTCTGCAAAGCCATACAATGGCAACTAGAAAAACAAAAGAATACTTTTGGGCGTTATTACACGCGTTCACATACACATTGCCTTTTATGTTTTTGACGCATAATTTTGTAAATTTATTTTTGATATTTTTTACTCATTTCTTGATAGATAAATTTAGATTGGTTAGGTATGTGATTATTTTTAAAAATTGTTTTTTAGGGGGTGGAGACATTAAAAAGGAAAGAACTTACTTCACAGAAACAGGATTTCCAAAAGAAACACCCGCATGGTTAGCAGTTTGGTTAATGATTATAACAGACAACACCTTGCACCTACTTATTAACTATTTAATTTTAAAATGAATAAAAAAGATCACTTCAAATTCTTTAACATAAACCCTAATTTTAAATTTAACCATGACGAAAGTGGTTATGATGATGGTGAATACTTCTACCCCTCGAAAGATTTAATAAAGCAAAAAGGGATTGAGTTTGAATTGGATTTGAAATCTATTAAAATGCAGAACAGATGGGATGAATTAAACTGTTCAGGCATGGCCGAGCATTATTTAAGGCTCCAAACTGCTGATTTAGAACACCCGATAATTATCGCCATGTGTGGGCAAATACTGGACGGCTATCACCGAATAGCAAAAGCCTTGTCTATGGGAATAGATAAGCTACCCGCCAAAAGAATTTTTAAAATGCCAAAAGGAGTAAAAAACAACTAACTAATAAAAATGGATAAACAAGGAATCGAAAAACTGTTAAAGGAAAGATATTTCTTTTTCTCTGAGAAGCAAGTAGAAGATCTTGCTGATTTTATGTCTAAAGAAATAATCCCAGAGGTATTGAAGAGTGTTTGTAGTTATAATGATGAATTCTTTAAGAATTATCAAGATGGAGTTAGCGAAGGTGATGCGGCATTATATCATTTTATGACACAAGAGGCTCAAAAAGCAAAAGAACTTTATAACATTGATTTAACGAAATGAATATTGATGAAATATATGAGCTCGCACCATATTTGATAGTATTTTTTGTGGGAATATATATATTGGGAACATTGTCTAAAGTTCCTATTTTTGGGAAAGACGGAAACACTGGGCGCTTTATTATTTTTAGTTCTGCGGGGTTCTTCTATTTACTCACTTCTTACTTGATCTATGAGATATTAACTTGACACCAATTGCAGGGGGTGTATGATGTGGTTGGTTTTAATTTATACGGGAGTCATAAATTAATGTCGGTGAAAAATATCACATGCCATGATTCCCCTTTGGGCGTTGTGGTATTTTTCTTTGTTCTTTTATATCCATTCTTAAAATAGTAGGTAGCGTGTAGTTCGAGTTGCGAGTCTCGGCAGGAGGATGCGTGGATTATGCCCGCAATACGTGCCTTAAGTTGGACATTCAGCATAAAGCTTGTTTCAATAAAATCACGAACGACCCGTCGGAAGGTCGACTATTGCGAGGGTGGATATAAGAGAATACAAGTTCTTTTAAACTTCAACACATAAAAAAGAGGGTGGTTAGCTTCTGGCAGGACATTGCCTCGTCCACCAAACGGAGAGATGATGATTTCTCAAAACAAAAAAAGCTTGATGTGTTGAGATTTATGAGAATTAATCTCATTACTTACCTGACTACCGTAATAACGGATGAACAGGGGCGATTATGCTTTAATATAAACAAAATGAAAAAAATAGTAATTGCTTTCGATATTGACGGCACAATCCGCAACAACAAATACACAGAAAAAGTTATTGCGAATGAGCGGATTAGAACGTTGTTAATAACCCTTTCATCATTTAAGAATGTTAAAATTCATGTATGGTCTGGTGGTGGCGAATTGTACGCTAGACAATGTATTAATGAATTAGGATTGTCAAAATACGTTAACAGTTACTCGGATAAGCATATGATAAGCTGCCAAGAGGCTAATTGCGATAAACAACATATTAACGCAGGGGATCGGAATTGCTGGCACTTTGCAAATAACATCACACCAGACATAGCCATAGATGATATTCAGTCATTTGATTTGGGGAAAATTAATTTAATAGTAAAAGAAAAATGATCAAAATCACAAAAGAAACAATATGCAGGCAGACCGGGGCAAGTTATCCAGCCATAGACAAGTGGTTCGTGGTTAACGATAAAAGCATGCTGAATGAGAACGATGTTTTCGAATGTTATGACAAGTATAAAATAAAACAAATTAAGAAGCTAAGAAACCCAAAGTAAGAGAAAACCCTACGAAAACACTTGCTTTTTATCTTCACCTTTGTTATAATCCCTGTGTCTTTTATTTTTTAACCACTTATTAAAATGACAACTATTACATCAAAATCAGGGAAAAAAGCAGTTAGAATGTCTAATAACAACGGACAAATCAACGCATGTTACGTCCAATATAACAAAGAAGCGGATCAAATTAATGAGCAACTTTTGGAATTAAAAACTTTTAAAACTGAAAAGTCTGCTGAGAAATGGGCGGAAAAAATCTTGAACTAAAACACCGCCACCCCCTAGGCATTGTATAGGGGATTACTATTTTATAAAAAACAAAAAAATCATGACAAATACTTACGACACAAATATTTACGACCCTGATTTCGAAAAGCGCATTATTGAATTGATTCATGGATTGCCTTTTGAGGAATCAAAGAAAATTGAAGAAAAGTTAGCGTTGAATTCTTTAGATGATAATTCATATGAATATTTACCGATTACTATAGGCAGAGTTATGCAGGCCTTGAACAATAAATCTAATGATAGCGGGTACATAGATTTTGAGTTAGCAGGTTATGAGCAAGTTTTTCTTAGGTTTAACCCCAGCGGAGCAATTCAAGTGATGTGTGATGATGGAGAGTTGGAAGTTATAAATTGGAAACTAACTAAAGAAAACGGACAAGAATGTGATCATACAGACCAATCAGAAGAAACAATTTTAAAACTAACTGAATTATTGAAATGAAAGGAAAAACTTTAAAACAAATAATTAAAGAAAAAGAACAATCAAATAAAAATATTGGATTAGTGGTTGTTGTTGGCAGTCTTGCGCCTTCAATTTTGCGACAATTGAACAATAAAGCACTAGAGCGATTTGGAGAAACCAACGGCTATACCGCTAATAAAATAAAGGATATTGACGCTAAAACTTCTTTATGGGAACTTAATAAATCCTAATAAAGCCTATATCCCCCTTGCCCCAAATCCTCACTCGAAGCAAGGAATAAAGTGGTTCTTATCCAGCATATCGGCTAAGTCGAGTGAGACAATTAATAATTAGAGAAATGAAAACTGAAAAATACATCACATTCGAACTAGCAAAGGCTATTCATAAAATTGAAAACGAAATAGAACAACCAAAGGAAGAAAAGGTTTTCACAGGACTTGATCTTGGCTCAAAAGATGGAGACATGTCATGCAAAACAACTGTTAAGAATGGATTTGTTGTGGGTATGGAATTCTCTGAGCCAAAGGAAGAGAGTAAAAAACAATATAAATGTGATGAATGCGGTTGCATATTAGGATGTTGTGCTTGCAGTGGTCACGAAAGGAATTCTGGCAAATTTTGTTCTATAAATTGTGCAAAGAGATTTGAAAGTAAAACACGAATTCGCACCCCATTCACCGCCGAAACATTCCCTTGTGACATGGTGTGGATAAGACGCAAGTCATGGTGTAACAAAGAGTCGTATGTCTCAATAAGAGGGGTTCACGACGGACTTCTTAGAGTGTCATTTGCCGATACAGAACATCTTAACGAGGTTAATTTTATAGATGTGGATAAATACGAAATAGCCTCCTCAATCCCAGACGAGGAAGGGAATATAGTTTGGTTGCCTTTTTATCAAGTAACTAATAAATAAAAACTTGCAATTAAACCCAGATGTATTATAATCAAGTCAATATTTAGTCAATGAATACTCATGGGATTTGAAAAAGGGAATGACTTATGGAAAGAAGGGATTAAAGCTAGAAAGGAAAAGCAAGATAAAATGGACGCTTTCTTTCTAGATATTATTGACGGCGGAATAGATGAATATGCGAAAAAGATGAGAAAGCTTGCCGATGGAGAAGAGTTGAAAAAGCCAGAGGAGCAATACATGGAGAAGATAGAGAAATGGACAAATTTTATTAAACCAATGCGCGCCCGCGAAGATGGAAAAGGGAATGCCGACGTAGGGATTAAGGCTAATTCAATTACATTCATAGATGCCAAAAGTTAACCAAAGTGTCCTAGCTGAATATCAACCGTTTTTTGAAAATAACGGAAAGCATAGGTACGTAATTTTAATGGGTGGACGTGGTGGAGGGCGGTCAACCGTGGCGAGTCAATACGCACTAGCTAATTTATTATCCCCAAAGTATTTCCGTTGCGCAATTATGAGGTTGATATTTGGCGATATTCGAAATTCAATATTTCGCGAAATAGAAGATAGGATTGAGGAGCAACATGTTGAGTCCCAAATAAATGTCACAGGCAATACAATGGTTTTTGATTATGGAAAGAATTCTATTAATGCGGTTGGGTTTAAAAAAAGTAGTGGAGACCAAAAATCAAAGTTGAAATCTTTGGCGGCTTATACCGACATTATCATCGAAGAAGCTGACGAGATAAGTAAAGAGGACTTTATGCAGCTAGATGATTCTTTGCGAACAATGAAAGCCCCAATTACAATTGTTTTAGTGTTAAATCCTCCACCAGCCGAACACTGGATAATTAAGGAGTTTTTTGATTTAGAAGAAGTAATTGATGGGTATAATATGCCAATATTAAAGCCAGAGTATCAAGAAAATACGCTATTTATTAATACGAATTACAAAAACAATATTAAGAATATGGCACCGTCAACCATAGCTAATTATGAACGATACGAAAAAACCAATAAGCATTATTTTTACAATGTTATTGAAGGGTTAGTGCCAGATGTTGTTTTTGGAAAGATTTTTAAAGGTTGGCGAGTTATTGATGATGCACCTTTTGAGGCGCGACTTGTTAAGAGAGGGCTTGATTTTGGGTTTACAACTGATCCAACTGTTATTGAGGATATATATGAATACAATGGCGGCTACATAATAGACGAGAGATTTTATCGAAAAGGAGCAAGTAATAAAACCATAGCAGATTTCTTATTATCACTCGATGAACCAGAAACGCTTGTTATAGCGGACAGTGCCGAGCCAAAAAGTATTGATGAAATATCTGATTATGGAATTAACATCATTGGAGCAACGAAAGGGGCTGGTAGTGTTAATCAAGGTATTCAATTTGTGCAAAGCCAGAAGATAAGTATTACAAGAAGAAGTAAGAAAACTATCAAAGCTTACGACAATTTCACTTGGAAACAGCAGCGTAGCGGTGAATTGCTCAATGTTCCCGATGATTCAATTCATGAATGGTCAAACCCTATGGACGCAATACGTTATGGGTTTAACGGTGAAATTTTCAGCAAAAGAGTTGGCGTTCAAATGGACGACGTAGAAGAGAGGCAAAGTTATTTGTAGTTTGCGATTCCTAATAATTCATTAAATCTCTTATTTATCGCTTTCTCAACGGCTTTTTCGCAAAGTTCATACGAAGAGCCCTTCGCTATCATGTAAAATTGACCATTTTCTTTTCTTATTGATCCATAGTAAAGACTGCCTGCACCACGTTTTTCAATTACATATTCTAAGTGTCTATATTTCATTTTAATTGTTTTTAATATAGTTATAAATAAATCGCAAATCTAAAGGAGTAATTCTCTGGAATTAAGATCCCTAATATTTTTAGGCAATCTAAACGAGATTCCCGCGTCATTGTCAGCAATTTTTCTCACGTCTGCAAGAAAATCATTCACACCTTCTACAGTGCTTAGGTCTACGATCGAGCATTCTCCTTTAGATGTTCTATGGCGACAAATGAAATCAATAACCCCTTCCATATTATTCATCGAGACTGAATCCTTTGCTAAAAGCTGTCGGGTGTAGTCGCCTGATCTGTTAATTAGCTTTGCGACTTCTTTATATGTAAGTTTAATCATCACAGATACTATGCTTATCTGTGATGTTTTGTCAAACATTTCAACATTTCATCTTATTATTTGTAGTTTTTATTAAAAAGTTGTAAAATTAGAACAAATGACAGAAAAAGACGAAAAGATAATCGAAGAAACAAAAGCATTGGTTAACCAATGGGAGAATGGGAGCCTTGAGGTTGGAAACCTTGGCTATAGGTTTCAATATTACAAGTTTATCAATATTGCTTATTTGTATCTGCACGGAGTGGACGCGAAAAACCCTGATTTGATGGATGAAAAGAATCCACATAATTTTGTTGCGGATTTCTTGGATACTATTACAAAAATTAATGAGCAAACTAGAATTGATTTTAAAGAATTAGGATTTATTGTCGAGGGTCATTCTGAATTGGCTAAATATATAGCCAAAGCGGCGAACAGAAAAGCTCTCACGATTAATAATGATTGGACTGAAGTTCAAGAACGTGTGACAGATGACGCGAACTGGTACGGTTCGGGTTATAAGATGATTTATCAGGTTAAAGGTGTTCAAAAGCATAAACATTTATCACCTCAAAGGCTTATCTGGAATTTGCACAATTTCACGGAATCACCAAAGATTATCAAAATAAATAGGACTGTTCAAGAAGTCGTGGATAATGAAAGATATAAACAAGAAGCTAGGACAGATTTAGAAAATATCTATCAAGATGATTTAGAGAAGAAAACAGGTAAAAGAATTGATCTCTTCCAATATGTGGACAAAGAGAATATGTATATTGTGGACATTCTTAATAATCTAGTGTTTTTAGAGGGAGATAGACCAAAAGGAATGGCTTTCACAATGTATTCACATGAATATAGACGAGGGTTTTCAGAAGCCCCAGGGCGTGGGGTATTTGAAAAGATTATGAACGTAGTTGTTCAAAATAAAGTAGCTAGAGAGCGATATAATGAAGTAGAAGCGATTGCTTCTAAATTGGTTTTGGCAAAAAAAGTAGATGGGAAAAATGATAAAGTCCAAAACAAACAGATCCAAAACTTAAAAACAGGTTTGATTATTCCTGTTACAGATCTTGAGAATATCCCTCAAGCAGTCAGGATTGATGGACAGGCTCAATTAAATGAGCTTATGACTAAAATAGGACAAACTAAAGAACTTTACCAGACAATGTTAAATGTTCCAGAGGTTTTAAATGGAGACGCTAAAACTCTTGGGGCTAATACTTCAGGAATAGCAATCCAATCTTTAGCAGAAAACGCCTCAAGTGTGCATAAAGACGTAAAAAAACGTTATGCCAGAGTTTCTGAGTATGAATATACAAATTATATCTTGCCATATATCTTGAAGGTGTTTAGTTCAGAGGACAATGTAAAGAAATATCTAAATCCTACAGAATGGAACGTAGTAAAAAAGAATATCATTGATTTTGAACTAGCAGTTAAACAAGCTGAATTGCTCGGTCAAGGGATGGAGCCAGGAGAGGTTCAAAAACAATTACAAGATGAGGAAGTCAAACTAAGAAAAGAGTTTAAGAATGACAAAAAGATCATCTCAAAAGAAATGCTTGAAGCGTTACGTGAAGATGTTAAGGCAATTCAGATTGTCGTTTCTGGTGAAAAAGTATCACGACAAGTTAAGACTGAATTTTTCAATGGGATTGAAGAACGATATATGGCAAACCCACAGATCCTTGACGATCCTAAATACATTGGTATTATGAAGAGGCAGGCAAAAAATCTAGGATTGGATGAATTGGAAATTACTGAATTTATTAATGATATAAGATGAAATACGATAGAACTAAATCAAAAAGAAGTCAGGGCATTGTAACCCCAAAGAGACAAAGGCGAAAGCCCTTTACACATTGTTTTTCAAAGTCTATGGGAGACGTTGGAAAGAAAGATCCCCTTAAAGGGATGTTTAATAAATTTGAGTATTTAAAAAGTTTGTTAATTAATAAAGTATAAAAAATGCAAAAAGACGAAATCAAAACGGAATTGAAAAGTTTAAAAGAAATCGAAAAAGAACTTAAACAATTCTATTATCCAGAGGAGGCAGAATTGACGAAAGAAGAAGTTGCGACGCTAAAGGAAATGTTCTTAGTTAAAGGATCTTTTCAAGCGTTGTTTCGTTATATGTGCCAAATTGAGGGGGAAAAAGGTACAAGGATGGCGTATTCAATTGAGGATATTCCAACGGATGGCAGTTGTTCTGCTCAGGAGGTAGCGAACTTAGTTAGATTCAGAAACAACGTAACTACGTTTGCTCGCGGGAAAATGGAGAATTTACGTAATACTTACGCTAAACAGGCGAATGACAAGTTAACAGAAGCCACGAAACTAGCTCTTGATAAAAAAGAAGAATTAGCCCTAAAGCAAAAAGAAAAAGATGCAGAAGCAAAGGGAATAGCAGATGATATGTAGTTTTTAATTATTAATATTATAAAAATGAGCGATCAAGCAGAAATAGAGAAGGAAAAACCTTTAAGTCCTAACGAAGCGCCTCTTTATAATTGCCATAAGCAAGTGAGGGCTTTTAAAATTGAAGCAATTAACCAAATATCTAAAGAAGAGGGAGATCCTACGCCAGACGCTCAATTAATACCGTTTGATAAAGATATTTCGCCAGTGACTGTTTCAGGCGAATACATGGACAAGCACAGCCCATATAACGGAGGTTATTATGTTGTTTACGATGAAGGCTATGAGTCATTTTCTCCTGCCGAAGCTTTCGAGAAGGGTTATTCTTTGGCGGAATAGACCCTAAGGTAATTTTTTATTTATAATCACTATAAAATGTCACGACAAAAAAAAGTTTTCAGTTCACAAAAAGAGATGCTCGCCTTTGTGGGAGCTACTGAGTTAGATAATGTTGTAATTAACGGATTTACCGTTGAGTTCGAGGGCAAATCAGATGAAGAGATCACCCTTGAAGAGGAGAACGCAAAGTTGAAAGCGGAATTAGAAGGACTTGAGAAAGTTGAAACTCCATCAGTAGAACTTGAGGACATTAAAAAAGAAAACACTGTCTTAAAAATGCAGAATGGGAAGCTTAAAAAAGAAGTTGAACGATTGAATGGGGCAAATGCTGAATTAACGGAGGAATTAGCAAAGGCGAACGAAGTACAGGCTGATCCTCAACCAGCAGATAAAAAATAGTAATTTTATTAAACAAGTGTTATAATGAAATCGGAAATTGGAAATCCGCATAAACCTCTTAATTAGTACATTTTAGAACCATCTGGGGAGATGTAAAAATCCCGTAATTAAAATGACAGAAGAAACAACGGCAACGGTGCAGGAATTGAGTGCAGAAGACCTCAAAGATCCAGCAAAGGTTACAGCGGCAGCAGAGGCTTTGGAAGCTGAAAATAAAGCAGCAAAAGCCGAACCAACTCAAGAAGAGAAGGTGTTGCATGACCAACTTGGTAGGCTCGAAAAAGCTAAAGCCGCTAAAGCTAAGCGACTAGCTGAAGCTTCTGGGAATGAAGCAGCGCCAACCAATCAAGTAACTCTTAGCGAGTTAGACGTAGATAACAGAGTATTTGCAAAGGTTAAAAACCTTTCACAAGAACAAACTGATGTTCTGAATAAATACAAAGATCTACCAGGCAACGAGGGTAAATCCTTCGAAGATATGTACAGCTCAGTAGGTGTTAAAGCTGAAATGGACGCAATCCAAGCAGGACTTGACGCAGAGGCTGAGATCGACGCTAACGCAAATGAAGGCCAACTCCGAGCAACTAACAACGACATTTCTGAAAAATATAAGAAGTCTGGGAAAGAACCCAAGACAGATTATGAAATGAAGATTGTCGCTGAAAGACAGCTCTCAGAGGAAGGTTATAGAGAACATTAAAACTCTCACGTTTGGTTAGTGTCAAAAACTCTTAACATTAACCAAATTTACAATGAGTACAGTAGGAGCAGTGCCAACAGCATTAATTCAGAATAGCACGCTGAAAACGAAAATAGCATCAGTATTTGAAAAAATGCGGGTGTTCTCGCCAATTACAACAGTAGTTCGAGCGAAAGCATGGACACTTGATGTCCCAACCATTTCAACATCGGTCGCGAAAAATCATAGTTTATCATGCAAAACATCTATTGGGACGGCGACGCCTGGTAATGTGCAAATCTCATTAAATAATAAAACAGATCTGTCTGTTGATTATTGCGAGGATGAATTTATGGGAGACGAGGTAGGATTTAAAGCCTTAATCAAGGAGGACATTCTTGCTGGGATTACTTTAAAGCTAAACACAAACTTTACAGTAGGTGTTTTAGCAGGCGCAACCGTGGGATCAGGAACAATTGCCTTGGGAACTGCAGCAAACGTTCACACCTTCATGGCTGATGTGGCATTAATCGCCGCTAATAATCAATTCCGATGGAAGCCAAGTGTTGAGCATGGATCTGTTATTAGAGCTAAGTACAACGGACAACCGTTTGTAATCGCCGATTCAACAGCATTTAAAGCAATTCGTGTTGTTTACGATACTTACAAATTAACAGCGACAGGAAACGCAGACGACATGGTCAACATGTTCAAATCTCCTGAAGGGGTTTGGGTTATTAATTCAAACACTTCTTTTGCAGATCAAAAACAAATGATCTTCGGGATCGCAGGTGCGCCAATTCATGCGTATCGAGACGATAAAATCAAAGAGTTTGATCGTGAAATTTCAAGCTTCACGACAGCGGGAGAAGATAGCGGGGATTTACTAACTGCTGATGCAGTAGTTGAAGTAAAACGTAATATGGGAGCGGAAATCTGGAACACAGCAACTGTGCCGACACCAGTTAAAGCTTTTGTAACTAAGCAAAAAATGACTTAGTTTTCTTATAGAGCCTCTTCGGGGGTTCTATTAAGTAAATTAAAATGCAAACATTCAAAGACTTGTATGATCGAGCTTGTAAGAAGGGGAAGTTGCGTAAAGATGAATATTCTACAGGGGAATATATCGCCGACGTAAACGATTTGGCGCGCCGAATTTGGACAAAGATTTTTCAGGGAGTTGATGGAAACAAACCGAATATTGAGCGTTCTGAGACTTTTACTGTTACGGATGATTTAGAACACGTACAGACTCGAACTATTAAAAAAACTCCTATTCAAAAGATTGTATTTGAAGAATACCATGTTTTGAAGCAAAAAACAGATAAGATTTTGAACAGCTACGGCGAAAGTTGTCTTACGACCTTTGAATACGATGATGACGAAATAAGATTTGACCAGTCAGCAAACGGAACCTACAAAGTGTATTATGAGTCTCCGAAACACGTTGAACTTACACAAGTTCTATATGACGATGATGAAGCCCCTGATTGGCTAAAAGACGACTTCACACCTATTTTCTGGGCTTATCCAGCGTTTTTGAATACAGATACTAGAAAGGATGAAATGGATCGAATATATCAAGAGTATTTACTTGCGTGTAGTCAATATTACTCACGAACCGAAACTCTTGAGGAAAATGTAATGAAGGCTGACGACGCTTACCCTGAATCTCAATTATAATGGCAAAACAAGAAACTCAACAGGCACAAATACAATTTTACAAAACAATGGTCGCAAATAAACGCGGAGCAGGTGCTTATTTGCGGAAAAACTTGCTTAATACTAAGGAAGAGGGAGTTTATCCAGCAGTTGATTTTGGCTTAAAGAATTTAGGAGAATCTAGCGAGGTGACGGAAATCTTGTTTATGTTGGATGATTTTGTTTTCACGAATGAAGGAGGTACTACGAAGGTTTATATGCTAAATATTACAACAGGAGCATTTGACTACAAATATGATATGCCAGAAAATACAAATGGCATGACAGGCGCTAAAACAAATACTTATAACGAAATCGTAGTTGTTATTGCAAACGGTAAAACGTACAAAATAGCCACATCGGCTACATATTATGACACAGTTGGAGGGTTCCAAAATCAACACATAGCATACAATGGGTTTTATCATTACGTTGCAGTTAGCGATAGTTCTATTTATAAATTCGACCCAACAGGAACAATGACAACTGCAAAAACAGTTGCTGGAGGATTTGTTGAGAATTTGCAAATATTCAATAATTATTTAGTCGTTGCTATAACTTTTGGTAACGGAATACAATTTAATTTTTGGGACACTGTAGAGGCGGACGCTGCTTTATACACAACGAGAGTTTTTGAGGATAATTGTAGGCATCTTGCGTTAGGAGTGATTTATGGAAGGTTTATTTTTGTTAAGTTAGTGGGGGACGTTTCCAATAGAAAAGAGTTTTCGGGGGGTCTGATCGTTTCTGCTTTTGATGGAGAGAAATTTGAAGAAATGAACGCAATCAGAACAGATGGCTTACCAATTTCAACTGGGAATAGCTACGGAATCCTTGAATCAGCTGGTCAGTCGCAAAGTGTAGGAAACGGTATAATGTTAGTTTCCATCCGTAAAAAAATAGCTAGTGGTGAATCGGATTATAATTCATATATTTACAAGATCAAAAGAGATGGTGAAATAGAATTACTCTTTACAACTGAGGATGATTCTGATCAAAGAAATTCAAATTGTGTGTTGATTAAAGATTCTTATTTGGCGATTTCGATCAAAAACAATCCCTCAGCCCCTTATACATATTCTTATTATGACACTAACCAATCAGATAATGTTTACGCGAATTATGAGAAGTTCACAATGGCGGAATATGTGACAAATTTCTTAAATAACACGAAAAACGTTCACAAATTAACAGCTTTTGGAGTTGCTTATGAAAAAGTATTTAAGCAATTATCTGAATTACGAGGCGAAAGGCTTTACATTGACTGCAGAGCGTCTGAACGTGATGATTGGACGTTATTACATGAGGTGAACACGGAAACGATCAAGAATTATACAGCGGACGAGTATAATGAAGACTTGCGACAGACGGAATACGACAGCGACACGACAGGACAAACTATCCAGTCTTACGTAATTAAGAAAATGCCGAATGGCGATGAGTTACCAAGATTTAACGAAATTCAATTTAGATTTCGAACGACAAAAGGTTTCTCTATTATTCAAGCGTGGTATAATTACGAATATATAAAAAGAAATACAGTATGATAACAGCAGAAGATAAAAAACAAATTGAAAAAATCGTAGAAGAAACGATAAAAAAAGAACTTCCTAAGATTTTAGGGAAATCAAACGTTCAACTTAGAGAATATTTTAAAAACAACATTCTATAATGGCTAAAAGGAAAAAAGCAACAGTTCGACAAAAAAAGCCCCTTGGAATAGGAGCGGGGCTTATACCAGGACTTAGTTCTTCGGTGAATACACCACTCCCGAAGCCAGTCCCTACGGTGGAGCAACAAACAAAAAAACCAGTCTCAACCGTGACTCAGCAAAAAACTATAAACAATCAACCAGTTTCTACGGTTAATCAACAAATAGTAAAAGAGCCTAACAATACTTATAATATCGACAAAGTAAGGCCAGCGAGTCCGATTAATTATCAAGTGGATCAAGCGCCGTTTAAGGAGGTTCGAGAGTTTGAACCTTTAGTACCAGAACCTTTACCACCACAAGAGCCAAACGCTTTAAGAGATTTTCAAAGTCAAGATCCCTCAAGGGTTGGGGTAAATCCGAACGCGCCAGTGGCTCCAAATGTCCCAGCACCACAAACAGGATTAGTAAGCCAAGATCCATCAAAAACAGGAGTAAATCCGAATGCGCCAACAGATGGAACAACACGGCGAGTAGCCCCACCAGCGACTCCAACTGATCCTCAAACAGGGCAACCAGAACAGCCAGCAAGCCCAGTAGTTGACGAACTTCAAACCAAAAAAGAGAAACTAGAAACGGATATTACAGCTTTAAGCGAAAGAATCGCAAATATCCCATCGGCGACATTAGCCGCGCAAGAAAAACTTGGAATCAATGAAGATCAAAGGCAATTACAGGCTATGCGCGAAAACTTGAGCAATGTTAAGAATGATTTGCTAACTGCTCAAGATGAAGAAGTTGGAATCCGAGAACGTGGGCGTAGTTTAGTTTCTCAATTTGGCGGGACTGCTGGCGATTTCGGAGCAACGACAGGAGAACAATTTAGACGAAATGCTTTAGGTCAATTAGCTTTGTCACGGACTTATTCACGACTTGGTGACGCGGTGGGAAATGTTCAAGCGTCAATTAACAATAACATTTCAATTTTAAACGAAAGAGCGGACGCTGAGCGAGCTAAGTTTGAGTTTGATATTGAGCAAAAAAACAATATTCTTGATCGAGTTATTCAGACTCAGGGTAGTATCTTAAGTTCTCAACGAAAAGCAGATTTAGAAGACGTGAAGCATCAAAACGCTTTAGAATTAGTAAGAGAAAAAGCGCGATTAGATGGGAAAAAGGCGGGAGCAAGCAGTTTATTGAATGGTGGGACAGATCCGACACTTGTTAATTCATTCTTTGCGTCCGATGATCCAGATGAAAGAAATAATATAGCGAGAAGCGCACTAATGAACGGCGAATTATCCGTTAAGGATTACCTCGCAATTGCCAGAAATAACTCACTGGATAAAATAAAGACAGGTCAAGACACTCTGCAACAACTTCAGGATGCTGCGAAGACTGATAAATCAGACCGAGCGGCTCTAGAAGTTCGGAGGGCAAAAAATACCGTTGCAAATGACGCTGGGGACGCGGTTAATTTTCAATCTGATGAAATGCTAAATTCTATTAATTTCTTATTAGGAGATGACCCAGAGGCGACAAATGGACGGCTCAATAATATTTTAGGTGCTTGGGATCAAAACGACTTCCTTTTTACTTGGGGAGACGACGAAAAGCAAATGAAATCAGCGTTGGATCATATTTTTGCAACCGAAACAGTAGAAACCCTTGCGCAAATGAAGGGGAATCCATCTGATAAAGATATGGAGGTTGTGATGGAAATGGCAAGAGGTGGATTTGATCGGAATGTGGACGACCCGACAAGACTTGTTAAGAAACTAATAAGAATGAAAGATAGTCTTGAAGAGGCTAAAATTAAAGAATCGGAGGCTAGGGAGTTTAGGAATAATTCTTTTAGTGAAGAGCTTAATCGATTGAATGGGTTAAATTTGCCAATCGATGAATCCTCAGGAGGGGGGACAATAGAAGAGTTCGAAAGTTTCTTTGACAGCGGGGGGCAAAAAAAAAACGCTGAAATAGTAACAACCAACCGACCGAACGTGTACGGCGGAAAAGTTAAGGTTACTCAGATGGTTTCGGACGCGCTGGATATAGCAGAAAAGGCGCTAGGAATTGATTTAAAGATTGCCGACAGCGCGAGGAGTACAGAGACTCAAAGACAGGCCTATGAAAGCGGAAAAGCAGGAGTTGCGCCGCCTGGGACATCTTTTCACGAAACAGGGAACGCGATTGATTTATCACAAACAGGAAGCGACAATATGAACAATCAAAAAGTATTCGCCGCACTAAGAAGAGCAGGCTTGCAGCAACATCCAGGCGAGTGGTGGCACTGGTCACGAGGAGAATTTAACCGTAATTTAGCATGAGTTTAACAGATAACGAACGGCAACGAGCAGAACGACTCCTGTCTGGTGGTATGTCCATGGCAGGGGTTAAGAAATTAATAGATAGTAGCAGAGCCTACTCCCCAAAACCAAAAGAGGTTAAGTCTTTTGGACAAAAAGCTTTAGAGTTTGGGAGAGATGCGTTTGGCGGTCGGATTGTTGGCGAAACCGTCGGAGAGTCTATAGCTGAAGAAGGAATCCAGGTGCCATTTACGGATAAGTTCATCCTAGGGGGGCACCTCGCCAAAGGTCGTAAAGATTACGCAAAAAGTGTTAAGCAAAGTTTAGAACAACGTCCAGAATTAAGAGATGATCCTGAATACGTAGAAGGTGTTAGGCGAGCGTGGAAGTCATTATCGCCAGACTTAGACCATTCAACACAAGAAGTTTTATTTGATTCTGCAATGGTAGGGTTGGACTTAGCGACGTTAGGAAAAGGAAAGGCTGTTACCGCAGGAATTAAGACCGCGGCTAAAGAAACTGGGGAAGGTGTTTTGAAAACAACTGCTAAAAAAATAGCAGGAGCTGGTAAATCAGACATTGCGCAAAGCACGGCTTTAGGAGCAACTTTCGGAGGCTTGGAAGCTGGTAGACAGGGTGGCGATATTGAAGATATAAAAGAAGGCGCTTTAATCGGTGGGGCGGCTGGTTTAGCTTTGCCGATTGCGGGGCAAGTAGCAGGTAAAGCTTTTCAAAAAACAAAAGGCCTGAAAGATATATTTAGAGGGCGAAGAGCTGTTACAGGCACGGCGGAGGGGGTGATTCCAAAAGCTGTTGCGGGGACGGCGGAGGAAATAGCAGAAAAAGCGGACGAAGGATTTTTAACAAAACTTGTGTCTGACGAGTCAGAACTTTTGACTAGAGGAGAAAAAGTGTCAGCATTAGAATTGAAAAGTGAAGTTGGAAACGAGATTTTAAACGCGTCAAAAAAAGCGGATTTACACCCTGACAATCCAAACGCACTAGATACGGCCTTTGGCTTTGCCGATAAAGAAGTTAAAGCTTATAAGAAGCATTTGAGCGATACAGGTGAAAATATCGGGGGAATAAAAGACTCCTTATTAACGAAAACAATGAAACAAGGGACTAGTTCATTAAGTGAACTAAAAAGCTCTTTATTTAGCGATCTTAAAAAGAAAGGAGCGACGCTTAAAGATGGAAAATTGAGCCTATCAAAAACATCTCCAATTTCAAAATCAGACGTTGTTGAGATAGAAGATTTATTGCAGGGATTGGATGAGGTGGCAGGAACAGGAGCATTGAAAGATGTAGTAAATCTTATTGAAAAAATAGATAACAGTGGTATTAAATTTGGAGAGACTTCTAAAATTTCTCAAACTTTAGACCGTCAACTTAAAAAAGTTAGAAGTAGTTTGAAAGAAATTCGAGACGCAAATTTAACAAAAGAAGAGGCTAAAGAGTTCGAGAACTACGCTAATATGAGGTATTTTTTAGATAACTTTAGGGATAAAGATAGTGCGATTAAATTAATGTTAAAACGAGCCAGTAGCCAACTCAAGGGGGAGCTTAAAGAAGCTTCAAAAGAAATTCAAAGAGTAACGGGTGGGAATCGAGTTGATAGGATTGGAGAAGTTTTAGCCTCAGTCTTGCAGGCTAGCACCTCAAAAAGTGATCAAAGTTTATTAAAACAAATGATGGGAGGGGAGGCGGATTTTGTCATGAGTGCTTTAAATCCAGCAGGTCTTATTTCTAAAGCTACGGGCGGAATCGCAAAGAAAACGTTTGCGAAAGATCGACTCAGGGAATTAGAAAAATTTATAAATATAACGCCTAATAGCGGTGGAACGCCATCAAAATTATCCAAAGAATTGCCAACGGCCAAAAAACCACCAGCAACACAACCAAAAGCAGTGAATCAAGAACCATCGCCCGAAATTATACCAGAAAAAACGCCAGTAGTCAAAAAGACAGACCCATTTAAAAACATTGATTTCCCAAGGTCAAAAAATATTACTGATTTTGCAAAGGAGTATAAAACTTTTGACGAATTTGTAAGCGATATTCAAAAAGTAGCGGGGAATCCTAATTCATATGTAGCAAGTAATTACGGAAAAGAAATGACAAAACTTTTAAACGCTATAAACGCCGCCGACATTAAAAATATGGAACAGCTCAAAGAAATCTGGAACAAAGCAAACAAATAATTTCACAAAACCATTAAAACATTTATAATTAAACCATGGCAAAAGATAACGACCGACTTCTACAGGCAATTAAACATAGGGTGGAGCAAAACACCGATGATATTGATGAGCTTAAAAAAGGCGAGACAAAGGGGATGGCGATTGCTGTTAGCCGACCAGTGAGTGGAGACGGAGAGATGCCCCTACTCCCAACTACCACAGTAACGATTGATTACGCAATTGCGACAAGTGATAATGTGATCGAGGGAGACGCTACAAGTGGAGATGTCGAGTTAACTCTTCCAGAGATAACAACTGTGAACGATGGGAAAACCTATCACATAAGCGCGATTAATATTGAGTCTAATAATGTGACAATAACTCCGAACGCTTCGGACACTTTAGATAGAAATGATGATTATACTTTCGTGGATCATGAAGTTCTTCATCTACAGGCGAATCTTTCGACTAATAACTGGAAGATTTTTAGTGAATCAGTGCCTTCTATTAAACAGATCAACACTGTTATTAACGGTGCGACTACTTTTTTTGATGTTTCCAGGAATGTTGATATTACAAAAGTAGATATTACTGCAGGAGAAGGAGTTTTTCAATATTTAGATGATAATGGTTCCCCAAAAGTTCAAAGATTTAGTTATGATGGAGTAACTGCTCATCTTCCTAGTTTTGAGGCTGGCGCGCAAAATGTTTATTTATTTTTAGCGTTTGATTTTGCAACGAAATCTATTGTTATCAAAGAATACGCAGGGTATGACGACGTTGTGCCAGAGGTTGGATTGAGAATTCTATTTTATGCCGTCATAACAAGAAACACTTCTACTAACGAAATAATTCGTTGGGCGATTGATTATCATTTCCCGACTTACGCAAGTCCAGACCCAGCCAATAGGTTTAATTTATTAAAAAAAGGGAGTGAAAAAATAAATGGTTATATTATTGGGGCGGAAACGTCTAATTATGGATCGGTTGAGGGGGCATATTTAGGGCTTAGTGCTGGGTTAGCGAAAACTGCGGGGCGGAACGATTCAGTTAATTTTTACTCTGCTTATAACAGTGAGGATTCTGGCAAACAGGGTGCCGAGCCTGATTTTGAATCTTCCACTTTGGGCGGACGTTCAAATATAGGAAATCGTGGACAACTTAATATTCGACCAACTGGAAGTGATGCATTAGTATTCACATCCGAAAAGCCGTGGTATGAGCCAGAGGATGGGCAAGCTATTACATATCAAGGATCAATTACCGTTGCTGGCGATTTTCCGACAACTCCTGATGCAGATGATTGTTATGAATTCATGGCAAACGTCACAGATAACGACCCAACGAAAACAAATACAGGACAAAGTTTTTTAGAGGGCGACGTTTTTAAGTGGGACGGCGTTGATACGTGGGTTGACGCTGGATATAAACAAGTCCCGACTGATAAAGTGGCTTTGTATAAAATTGAAGTTTTCCCTGGGTCTCGGATTATTATTTTATTTCCGTCCGATCGTGTATATGACACTATTAACGAGGCATTAGTTGCGTTCCACGTGATGGACGCGGCTCCGTATAACTCATATGACCGATTTATTCCCATGGTGGACGGTTCTTTTGACGCGCTGGATAAATCAGTCTATTTAGCAATAAAAGAGGGGTTTGATCCAACTCTAGATTGGGACGACGTGGCTAATAATGGATTATACCAATTTATTGGTCGGGATATTTTTCCCGCAAATGTCGTGGGAGTCATGAGCTTATCGGGGAATACCGAGGTAACAACACACGTTCTTAATGAGTGGACAACAATTAATACTAATAGTGTTGCGTGGGATTTCGACAATTTAGCAGTCCAAACGAAACAAATAGGTGATGACGAAATGCAATATACAGGAGCTGTCACAACTCCTATTCCAGTTGATTTTATCTATAAAGTAGCAGGAAAAAGATCCTCAGTGGGATCAGTACAAACTATGCAGATGGGAATTTTCAAAAACGGAGTATTACTAGATAAAACAGTTAGATCCTTCACCATTGATAATGGCGTCGAATCGAGTGTAACAGTGCCAATCGTGCTAGATAATATAGAATCAGATGATAAATTTGTTTTAAAAGTTCGAAATACCACAGGGACGGCGAGTGCAATATATTCAAGCGCAATACTTGCAGTAGAAGCTCGATATTAATAATCAGTTTAATAAACTCAAAATATGGCAGAAGAAACAAACGGAAACGAGGAAAATCAACCAGTAGTGGTTGACCAGACTAAAATTGACGCTCTAAAGGCGATTAAGAATTCTAATACATTCATTAAGCTCTTAAAGGATTACGTCCAAACCGACCCAAAAACTGCTTTAGATTTGCTTGAGGAGTTAGGGGAGAATATGGAAAGTTTGGGTGGAATAGATTTATCAACTCTTAAAACCTTAAAAGGTGAGGATGGTAAAAATCCTGTATTTGGGGAGGATTACATGACTGAGCAAGAAATTGAGGGATTGGAGGCCTTTATTATGGAGAATGTTGAGAATATAAGCGCTGGATTAGCTGAACGACTCACGGCCTCAATTAACACCGCACAAACCCAACTTAATAACGCCGTCGCAAGTATTCAAAACGGAAAAGATGGGATTGACGGTAAAAATGTGACAAAAAAAGATATTGATGAAGTTATAGTTAAATATAAAGATGAATTAAAAGGGAGTCCTGACACGCCTTTGGATATTGTAAAAAAAATAAAGAAAGTAGGAGGGAAAGAGAAGCTTGGGATGAATACCATTCGAGGATTGCCAGCTCTAAAAAACAGAGTTGAGCAAAACACCGAAGACATAGAGAAGATGGAAAAGAAGATGATAACGGAAATTAATTTTTCCTCTTCTCGTCCTGATAGCACTGGTGGAACTGGAACAGATGATGATGCGATACATGATAATGTAGCAGGCGAAATTAATGCAATAGCTGCAAAAGTCACGCCAGCAGGTGCGGATTACGTTTTAATTGAAGATAGTGCGGACACTTTTAATAAAAAGAAAGTTCTTGTCTCTAGTTTACCCTCATCAACTGGTACAGATACTGACGCGATTCATGATAATATTGCAGGCGAAATAAGCGCAATAACTGAAAAAGTAACGCCAGTTTCTGCGGATTTAATTATAATTGAGGATAGTGAAGATTCTAATAATAAAAAGAAAGTACAGGCTAGTAATTTTTTAGGATCTGGTTCTGGCGATGTAGTCGGACCAGCAAGTGCGGTTGATGATAGAATAGCAACCTTCGACACAACCACTGGTAAACTTATTCAAGATGGAGGTAGTACTATTGCCGATGTACTAAATAGGGCAAATCACACAGGAACGCAAGCCGTAGGGACTATTACAGGGTTACACGCAGTAGCTACTAGTGGGGATTATGACGATTTATCAAATAAACCTGATTTATCCGTGTACGATGAAGTCGAGCAATACGCAAACCTCGCCGCTTTTCCAGCAACTGGAGCGGTAACTAAATTCTACCTCGCACAAGATACAGGGATTATGTACCGATGGACTGGTGCGACTTATGCGGTAATTTCTGCACAATTAGCTTTAGGGGAAACTTCTGCTACTGCTTATCGTGGGGATAGGGGGAAAATTGCTTACGATCATTCTCAATTAACAACTGGAAACCCTCACAGCGTTCTAGCGACTCAAATTAGCGATTTTGACACGGAAGTTTCAAACAATGCCAGTGTTGTTGCTAATACTGCAAAGGTTGGAATTACACCGACTCAAGCAACTGATATTGGTTTGAATAATACACATAGAGGGGAAACAGGAGCGGATCATACTTGGATTAATCAGGATTTAAGAACTACGGCAAGTCCTAACTTTGCGGGGTTAACGGTTGATACTGATACT